CTGTCTTCGATCCAGACGGTAAAAAGATCGCTGACTGTGGTATCGAAAGAGATGCAGTCAACCTTATGCATACCAGAAACAAATACTGGGATGGGCATTATTTCACCTTTAATCCTCTTCCAGGAGACATCATCGATGTTGCTTCTAACAAGCAACTTCCTACAAATGATATTGTCGTCAATATGGACGGCGGTGTTGGTGGAAGTTGGAAAGAAGTTGATTATATTGAAGTTAATGGTCAACGTGTAGACGTTCAACAACAATTACCTCAGTCCGAACAAGAACCATTTATTCCTGATTTTCATGACTAATAAAGTTGATACTAAAAAATATCTTGAATTCGTGTACACTGTTACTAGTGCTCCTAGTACAGATCCACGGGTTCTAGAAGCACGTCTTCGTGAACTTGATGCTAATGGCGCAGATGTCTCAAAACTTTTGACGGCTGCTCTTGGTTTGACTGCAGAGTCTGGTGAGTTCACTGAGGTCGTGAAGAAAATCTTCTTGCAGGGTAAACCCTATAATGAAGAAAATGTTTTTCACATGAAACGTGAACTGGGTGATATCTGTTGGTATCTTGCTCAGGCATGTATGGCTCTGGATACTACATTCGATGAGATCATTGAGATGAATGTTGAGAAACTAGAGTCTCGCTATCCTGGTGGTAGTTTTGATGTTCATTATTCTGAAAACCGTAAGGAGGGAGACCTGTGATTACCATCAATATGGATGTAACATCTGCTGCAGCAGTCAGGCAAGCATTGTTTGATGAACAGAAGCGGTATACTTACGATCCCAAATGTGTTCCACCACGAATCGTGGAAATCCGTAACGTAATCAATGATATTGATGAACAGATTGAAGAAGCACTAAAAGAAAATGACTAAAAAACAATATACCAACAAGTCTGGAGACACTTGGGAATACGAAGAAACTGAAGAGATGAGAAAAGCAGTGGAACGTCTCCATGAAACCATCCGTAAAAACAAGAGGAAACAAAATGAAACTTGAGATTACACTTGAAGATTATCAAAAAGCAGGCGAAGAGTTCTGGCCTAAATACTTTTACGTCGCTAAAGAACTTGGCGAGGGAGCAAAACCAGAACAGGTTCTAAAAGTAATGGAATCTCTTGCTGGCGTTGCTATGAAAAACAAAGTCAAAACTAAAATTGGACCTTTTGGCTTTAATAAGAAGACTGAAGAAGAAGTCAAAACTGAACAGTAAACATCATGGACTACAAACCCTACTCATCGGAGTGGCATCGACTAAGGTATCTTAAAGAAGCAATCGATCGATACTTTGACGATTATGCTCCTACCGAGACTATTTTAGAAGATATTGATACTATTCTCAGTTCTCGATCCGAAACCGCTTTGGACGAGTATACTAGAGTTACGGATCTACAGAAAAAACTGCGAGACTAAAATGCTTTCAACTCAATATCGCCTCAGACTAGAATTCATTTGTTCTAAGATTGCTAACAAAGAAGAAGTCCAACTGGACGATATGATCTGGGCAGAGAAATTGGCTAAACGTCATACCACTGCTAGAGACTGGTTGAACAAAGCACGTCGTCAAGCAGCACAAGATATCCAAGAAGGTAGTATTGATGATTTTATGAATAAGATGGGACTAGGAGACCCCGACCCATCTAATTATAAAACGGGGTTTGATGGTGCAGATGATATTAATGAGTGGTTTGGAAGAGATAAACCAGATGATTGGAGGCAACGTGACTGAGAAAATTACTCCTGAAACATACGAGAAGATGAACAAAGAGTTTGAGGAAGAGGGTCTTGCCTTCCGAATTATAGTTCCTACTCAAGAAGAAATTGATGACTGGCAGCAAAGAAACTAAACTGAATATTGCTAAAAATCTAGTAGAGAAGATTGAAGAACTTCTAGACGGTAAAGCACACTATTACATTTGTTGTGATAGAACTACTGAACACGAAAAAATTGTAATCGAGTATAACCATCAAAAGAAATGACTACCCGAGCATGGATCTACAGTAACGGCAATCAAGAATGTGAGAGAGCTGCTATGCTTCTCACAAGTATCTACAGTGACTTTCATGAGTATGTTCTGAATAAAGAATTTACCGAAAGTCAATTCCGAGCAGAGTTCGGAAGTGAAGCAGAGTATCCGCAGATTGCAATTGGAATTCATCATAGAGGATCTCTGAAAGAAACCCTACATTATTTAAAAGATCACGGTTTAATTTCATGAATGACCAACCTTATCCTGACGAAATGTTTGACGAAGCTACGCGACGAGAAGCAGCAAATCGACCAAAACTTTCTACATCTTTAGGTGGAACAGTAGAGAAAAATATTCCAGAAGATGCTGTATGGATTGACGATTGCTTTTATATTAAGAAGACTCGATTTGGTCTTTTTACATCTATTCTAAAAGAACCAATGGGACAGCACTTTATTACTGGTGCTACTTATGATTCAGTTCTAACAATGTCTCGCTGGCATCTTAAGTGCCTTCAAGACGGAACACTTCAAGATTATACTCGCGTCGTTAATTCTGGCGTTGTCGGTGGAAAACTCTGAATATACTTTTGGTGGTCTTGACGTAAAGGCAGTCAATGTGTTACGATTAATCAGTGAACTTGAGGGGTCATCTCAACTCCTCAAGTACATGGGTTTTCAAGAAGACATGGAAACTCTTAATGAAATAAAGAAGAAATACTACAAACTGTATTTCAAACTCAAAAAAGAAGAAAGTAATCCTCTTTAGCTCAGCGGTAGAGCGAACGACTGTTAATCGTTTGGTCCCTGGTTCGATCCCAGGAAGGGGAGTTTAACATAAACCAAATGAATCTGAAAAAGCATAACAACTTCATATACGAGTATGAGGATGCTGCATCACATGATGTTTGTGATACTATTATTAGTATGATTGAACCATGTATTGATACCATCATTGCTAATTCAGAAGCTGCAACTAAAACAGAATATGTGAATAATACTGCTTTCAATATAACTGCATTAGAACATAAGTATTCTTCTTTAGAAAAAGTTCAGTCTATTGCTGATCAAATAATTTCTGATGCTACAGTAAGATACACTAATGATAATGTATTGATAAGAAATTATGTAGACACTCTAAACTATGTAAACGAATTTCAAAGAGATCTAGTCTATAGATTTTATGATGAGGGTGACTGTTATGACTGGCATGTAGATGAAGCGCCAGATGTTCACTTTGCATTATCTGTGATTATGTATTTGAATGATGACTTTGAAGGTGGATCTACTTTATTTCTAGAAGATAGGGTAAAAGTAGATCCAAAGAAGGGGAGCGTTTTGGTTTTTCCGTGTGATTTTAGAACTATACATAAAGGAACAAAAGTAAAGTTTGGAACAAAAAAGATAATATGGACTTGTCTTGAAAATTTCTTTAATAAGTAGATTATTTTATAAATATCCATATAAAGGCTTTTAGTGTAAAAATGGATTCCAAAGAAATTAGATCTCTATGGGAAGCATATGCTTCTGTTTACGCTCCTCAAGAAGTAGAAGAGGGTGTCCGTGATGTAGATCTTGAGAAGGGAACTGCTGAGCGCAAAGCACGTCTTGAGAAAAAGCGTGGTATGAAACTTGACGATCATCCTCAGTATAAGAAAGAGGAAGTTGAAGGTGTTGATGAGGCAATGCGACCTGGCCCTCGTCAACGTAAGATGGCTGCTAAGATGCATGATCCATATGTTAAGGGAGGCAGTAAGAGTCGTGGACAGGCTCATAACATTGCAGTTCGTGGTGATGTAAGCACGGGAGATCCTGCTATCAAGTCAAGAGGTGGCGGTGGTGTAAAGAAAGACAAGGGAATGGGTTATGGTGATAGAGGTGCTGGTAATAAAGCACGTCGTCGTGCAGGACAAGAACCCTTGAGAGGAAATACCCGCAAAGAAGAACTCGATACATTTGATATTGTGTTTGCTCTCCAGCATTATAAGACAAAAATAAATCTAGTTTATCTAGTTTCGTATCATTCCATAAAATATGACCATTTTTAGCAACAGCATCTCTTAGATTAACATTTGGTAAAACGTCTATGTCTCTTTCATTTAGTTTTTTAATAAG